GGAAATAAAAAACCCCAAGTTAATCTTGGGGTTTGAATATTTTTTTATTCAGGTAAAAATTCGTCTGTAGGACTTTGTGCATTTCCTGTTGGGACAGGAACTATCTCAGTCGCCGCAGGTGTTGTTCCTTGTGCTGCTGGAGCTGTACCTTGAGCCGCTGGTGCCGTTCCTTGAGCCGCTGGTGCCGTTCCTTGAGCCGCTGGTGCCGTTCCTTGAGCTTGAGATTGTAATGTTGGGTCGTTTGAAGACCACTGTATTTGACCTGTACCTTCACCCGCGGTGAGGAATGGGTCGTTTCTATTCAAAAAGGATGCCTTATTTTTTTCCCAAGCGGCTGATGTAAATCTTCCATACTTACCATCCGCACCAGCTCTACCAAGTTCACTTCCTAAACCTTGACTTACCATCCAATCTTGGAAAGCTTTTACACCTCCAGCATCTCTGAGGTCCTGAGGGATTGTGTAGGCTTGTTGCCCTCCTCCACCTCCGCCACTTCTATTACCACCTCCGCCTGAGCCTGTATTATCTGAAGGAGGAGTTGCCCCTTCACCTGCTATTTCAGAAATAAGTTGACTTATTCTTCTAATTTCTTCATTTAATGTAAGTTTCATCATTATTGTACTTTTACCCATTTGTTTATAGTCATAACACCATTAACACATGAAAATGTTGAACTAAATTTATTTACCCCGTCACCAGGTTTTTGTGTTTTTCCTGGAGGTAATTCCCAATACCAAATATTATATCCACTCGCGTCTTTACGGCCGTCTCTATAAGCAGTTATCCAACCTTTACCAAATGGGTCAATAGCAAAACCTTCCCAATCAGTTCTTTTAACGTAACCTGCTTCACCAACTGCACATGCAGAGAATTTTTCTTTTTCTGCAACTGCGTTTGCTGCTGCAGTTTGTGCCTCTTGGGCTTTCATTGTGGAACATTTTGTTATCGCTGCGTTAATTTGGTCAACTGTTTTTTTCTGATTATCCGCAAATTGTGGTTCTGAATATTCACCTGCTTCATTGATATCACCAATGAGTTCCTTTTTTGAACCTGTATCAGCCCACCACTGTTTAGCATAGGTTTTGTAATAGTCAAGAACTTTTTGCATTGCACAGGTTCCATCTTCCATGAATTTTCCGTCTACTTTTGCTAATTCAGTCCTGATGTCTGTGAGGACTTTTGAATTAACGTCACCACTCATCTTTTTCGCAATTACATTAGCTATGGTAGCAGCCTCATCAACTGTAATAGCCTGCTCGTTTAGAACTTTCCTTATTAAAGAAACCAATTCAGTTTCGGTTAGCCTTACTTTCATCTGATATATTTTTCTTATAAATATACAGAAGCAACAAAAAACCCCAACGTGAAAACGTCAGGGTCAAGGCAAAAAACTCTGAGAATACAAGTTTTATTGAGAATCTTTAGAAGGATTATTGGTTCCCTTCATTTCCACTTCCTTTTGAGAAGTAATCCTCAGTCACGGTCAATTAGATTAACCAATCCTTAAGTTGTGTACTACTCTCTCTTTACTCATCACTCTTCGACCCTGCCGAGCCAATTCATCCTTGCGGGATTAGAGAATTTTCGAGAAACTCATGTCGGGTTTGGGACCCTTCACGGCAATGAACCTCTCATTACTATGTAGTGACCTGTCGTCCACAACTGACGAGCACTTTTCCTTTGATTTTATTATTTTGTAATAGCAATACAAAGTAGTGGTTTACGGATAAGGAAGGTAGCGGCCCGTCACAAGCCATGCCATCTTTTGAACGACACGATACTAAACTACCCTCTGAAGTCTCCCGACCTCCATGCTTTACGACAACTTCATAACTCATACCCTTGGTAGGGTCAAGGTTAAGGTTGAATCAGCACCACCTGTTTTTCAACATACCTTTCGGTTTTAAGTCACCATTTACATTGGAAAACGTGATTTTAATGGTGGATGCCATTAGTTCTCACATGTATCCTTCAGGTTATTCTTATTAGTCTTCCGACCTCAACCAAACGACCCGTATCGCTTGGTCACCCAACCACGTTCCCTACAGTGTTACCCTCGGTAATAAAGGTTAGATGATATCCTGATTGTCTACTCGAGTTCCACCCGAAGATGAAACCGCAGAAACCACCAAACCAGTGATTTCCACTTTATACTGCTTTCACAGTTTATTTAACGACCATAGACGGCCAATATCTTAAAACAAAGAACTATCTAATTTGGAAAGAAGAGGAATCTTTACGACCCACCGAAGTAGGAACCTTTACAACCCCTTCCTTCCAATTGTCTTACAAAGTTAAGAAAGATTTTGGAATCAGTCAAATCCTTGTAAAACTTTTTTTGAAATTTTTTCATTTAATTCCGAAGACCCCCTACTCTTAATAGGACAGGTTTAAATGAAACATTTCAAAGAACTAATCAGGTCTCCCTGATTGTAGTTGCGAGGGTAGGATTCGAACCTACGACCCCAAGGTTATGAGCCTTGTGAGCTACCGCTGCTCTACCTCACGATATAAGTTAATGATAAACTCCTACTACCCCACGGTCACCTATCCACGTCATGCGCTGGTTGTACCAGCAGGAGCTATCAATATTTTTAAGAACTTAATTTGAAAAAGAAGTCCCACAAATCTAAGGAGATTTTCTCAAATAACCAAATTCGTGGGACTGAAATTTCGAGATTACTATTTTATTCATCTCGGTGTTTCACTTTTTAAAAAAACTCTCGTTTCTTGGTATGTAGTGAAACATTTTTTGGGGTGTTCGTCCTTTCGGACATGAACATATAAATATACGAAAAAAACTGAAAAGTAACCTATAAAAAAAATATTTTTTTTTTAATGGTCTAAATCATCAACCATTCTTTTGAGTTGTCTCATCATATCAAACCAACCCACGATTCCAATTACAATAACAAAAAGAATTAAACCTAATACAATCATCTTAAAATTATTTCAGCAAGTTTATGCATATACTCTCCTGAGGTTTCAGGTTTGATTCCACCAAGGGGAAAATAATCCCAATCAGTGTGTTCCTCACCATCTATTGCATTTTCCAAGTCAGGTTCAATACACTCATCAACTTTCAATAAATAGACGTACATCAATCCTTTAACTTTTTTTCCATCTCTGGTGTGTCTTGGAATCAGTCCGATAAACTCCAATTCTTTATCCTTGATATCCACGTTTGTTTCTTCGAAAAACTCACGAATCGCACCTTCCTGAGTTGTTTCATTATCTTCTAATTTGCCACCAGGTATTGACCACATACCAGGATAGGAGCCGAGGTTATTTCTCTTACAGAGGAGAATTTTATCTCCACATTTTACCATGACTCCCACGTACCTTTGATTCTTCATTGTATTTATTAAATATGATTGTTGAAATTAACGAAAATTATTTTAAAGTTAAAACTCTTGTTGACCCCAAATCTCAGAGAATTGGTATGATGAACAGAGAGTTTGATGATTCATTTAATGGTTTATTGTTTTTAATGGGTGGAAAGAAACAGTGTTTTTGGATGAAAAACTGTATCATTCCGCTCGACATAATTATCATAAAAAATAATGTAATAGTCAACATTCATCACGATTGTCCTCCTTGTTCAGAGGAACCTTGTCCAAGTTATTGTGGTAATGGTAATATTGTTCTGGAAGTTGAGGGTGGAACTTGTGAATTGCTTGGTATCGAAGCGGGTGATTCAGTTGAATACCATGTTTAGTTTTTCCAAATTGTTTCGTTTACGTCCTCTCTATTTCCGATAAATCTTGCCAAGACAAAGAAGAAATCACTTAGTCTGTTAAGATATACGGTAATAGGATGAAGTTTCACAAAATTATCTAAAACTTTACACTCTAACACTTCAATTTCAGTTCTTCTGGCAATTGTTCTACAAATATGAGCCAAACAACTAGCTCTCGTACCTTTTGGTAAAATAAAATTTTTTAACGGTGGTAACTGTTGATTCATCACATCCATAGCCTCTTCTAACAACTTTACATCCTCCTCGGTAACTTCCGTGAGTTCCATGTTATTATCATTAATAATCATTGAACCTGCGTTGAACAGATTCCATTGAATTATTTCCAAATCGGCATGAGAGTTATAAGTCTCACTTCTAAGGAGACCTACAAACGAATTGAGTTCGTCCAATGAACCGACAGCCTTAATTTCTTGAATTGTTTTGGGAACTCTTCGTCCTGATAGTAAACTTGTGGTCCCGTCGTCCCCTTTTTTTGTGTATACCTTATTAGCCATACACAAATAATAAGTTAATTATTGGTCGACTTCAACTTTTGTTGAACTTATTTTTTCTTTGATTTTTTCAACCATCTTTCTTCCGATATCCTTCATAAATTTAATATAAGGAGTATCAGGTCTATCGGGGTTGTATTTGTAGGGGTCTTCTGATGGTCTTGTTTTTCGTCCTAAGAAATTCAAACCTGAGATGTTTGTGATACACTTATGACCACCAGACTGAGATTGAATGAAATCCCAAGTATTAATACCAACTTTATCTAACATTGATTTCTCTTCTTCAGTAAGTTCAGAGAATGGCTTATCCATTATGGGTTTCAATCTATCTAAAATTTCATCTCCTCCGTCAATCATTTGGAATTTACCACCAAACAAAGCATCAAAATCTTTAAATGTGAAACCAACACTTTCAGGTCCCACAGATACCTCACTAATCCATTTAAGTGTTGAAAGTGGTATAACTCTTTTTTTCAAAGCACCTTCATACTCCCCTAAAACTTCTTGGGCGATTTCACCTAAGTTAACCCCTTTTAATTGTCTTTCTTTTTTGAACGGGTTACATGAAGCTTGTAATAAACCCATAGGCCACAGGAGAACTAAGAAATCAGCATCTGGATGTACTCTAAACGGAGTATATCTATCATATGAACCACTCTTCATACTACCCGCTCCGTATTGGAAAATGATTCCATCTTGGTAAACCCTTTTTGGGTAGGTCTTCATCTGTTGATGATAATCTTCGGACCTTTTTTGTAAAACATCAACAGGTTCTGCGTTTGTCGCTTTCATCCAAGATTTAATGTTATTCAAAATTGATAATAAAGATGGCTCTGAGTTCATTACCAAATCCTCCATAAATCCTTTCTTATTTTTGAAAGCCAGGATTAATTTGTTAATCACCAACCCTAACAACATTTTGTTTTTAGATAGGGATTTTTCCTTATCTAACCTAAAAATATAGTTAACAACATCTTCAGGAGTTAATCCTTGTTTTACGAAGTCAGCTGAATCCACAGTGCTTATCAAAGTGATATCTTGAGATGGAAATAAATCTTTTGGTGAAACTATTTGTGAGATAGTTTCAACGTTTGAACGGGCTTGTCTAAATGATTTGGAAGCGTCTTTTTCAGCTCCAACTTGTTTGTCGTGGTGGTCTGTGTGGATTTTGAACATTGGTTTTCCGTGTGCAAAATCAACCAAAACAGGCATCACGTCTCCTTGAGCATCATTCTTTTTAACGGCAAATTCTTTATCACCATACTGAATTATATGAGCCCCAACAACCTCAATACCATTATCCTCAAGATATTTTTTCATTGCAATGGCTGTTGTTACACCATCCAAATCTTGGTGAAAATAGATTTCGGCTTTGGGATATCTCTTCCTCAAAGCCGAAATGTCTCTTATACCCGTTTCCTTCAGTATTCTTTTCATTACTTGAGTTCGATTGAAAAAATCTCAAACTTCTTTTTTGTTTTAGGTTCATAACCGAACATTCTCTCACCGTCTTTACCCATTTCAAACATAAATGCTCCTTTAGGTAATGCGGTTTTTACTTTCATAGATTGTTCACGACCAGTCTCAGTTCTTACAACTAAAACTTTATTACCTTCAGCGTCAGTTTTGATTTCCGCTTCGGCATTTGAACCAGGTGTTACAATTGTAATCTTCTTGTCTTTCTGTTCTCTGATGATTCTTTTCACTATTCGATTCAAATCTGTCTCAGTTAACTTGATAATTTTTGCCATTAGTATTTAAGTGTTAAAAGATATTTCGATTTATTTATTAAACCTAACATTTCATCTCTTAGGTTGAGTAAGTCGGTATCGTATCTTGAATCCAATTGGTCACTCATGCCAACTAAAAATTCGGTGATTCCGTCCATGAAGTTTTGTATACTCAAAGCACTAATGTCTTGAAACATGAGTGCGAACTCAGGTTCAAACTCAGGTCTTCCGTATTTACCCATCATGGTTTCTGTAAACTCATCGATAAAACCATCAAGACCCTCATATATTTGACCATAGGTCTTATGTTTTGCGTCACCAAATGTCTGCCAATGAAGGAATCTCCACTGTAATTGAATTTGGACTAGTTTTTTAATTAATTCTTCTTTCATAATAATAAGTATTATATACCTGGTATTGGATTTAATCTTCCCAACAACATACTTTTAAGGAATCCTGCAAATGCATCACCCTCAGGTTTTTGGCTACCACCCGAACTCACATCACTCGTTGTTGGTGAAGATACGATTGGTGATGAAGAGATTTTTGGTGTATTTTCCTTTTCTCTCGCAAACTTTGTTATGTCCCCATACTTCATCTCCCCAGATGAACCTTTTCTATCTATTTCACCGAATTGGTCGTCAAAGTTTTCTAAGGCTTGTGGTGTTTGATTATACTGCTCAATCTTCTTCAACATTTGAGCTTCACCCATCTCTTGAGATAATTCATCAGGACCTTTGAAGTTACCAACTCCTATATAATCTAAGAATCCTAACCACCATTTAGTTTGTCCCATGAGTATTTTAACTCTTCTACCTTCAGGACTTCTGAACAATCTTGGAACACCACCAAAGAATATTTGACTTAATCCACCAGGTTTTGATAAAGTAGCTGCATCAAATATTTTGGTACCTTTTACTAAATCGATAAGAGCTTTAACGTCATCGGCTTTTGCAACACCTTTTGCAAAATCTGCTGATACGCTTGTGGCTAGACCTTTAACACCCACACTTTTCTTCCCTGCGTTTTGTAGAAGTTTCAAGTAATCAGTCATGGTGTTTTTCAAACCGTTGAAGGGTCCGAGTGGTAATGCGTCGAGAGTTCCAATAATATTATCACCTGTTTTACCACCAAACTTTTGAATCATCTTACCCAATGCGTTTGGTGCCTTTGCAAAATCATCAACCAATTTAGCTGCGGATAAATACTGTTTACTACCAGGTGTGGCAGTCTTCATAATCTTAAGTGCTTTATCAAGGGCTTTAGTTGAAGTTGTACCAAGTTTTGCAGCTCCCATTACTGATTTACCAACAAAGTCTCCAAACATTGGAATTGCACTTACCAAACTCAAAATACCAAATAGAGTGTCTCCTTGTGTGAAATAGGATATGGCATTTATAGAATCAGTAATCGGGGTAGGGTCAATTATTCCTAAAAAATCCATGGCTGTGTTGTACCATTTTGCTTCCTTGAGATTTTTTTTCTGTGGGTACAAATGATTCAAAACATCAACAACAACCTTTTGTTCTTCTTCACTTAATTTTTCCCATTTTCTCTTGATGGTCTCATATGGTGTTTCGTTAACTATACGACTTTGAATGAGCTCCAATTGAGATTGAGAAATTATATATTCAGCCATTGAGGATTTTTCTTTATAAATATCCTAACAAACAAAAAAAGGGTCTTAAGACCCTTTCATTTCTAATTTCAATTGTTTGTTCCTATCTACAAAATGTTGAACTCGTTCTTTTGCAACTTCTGTATAGTTGGGACTCAGTTCAATACCTATCCACCTTCTGTGTAATATTTCTGCTGCGGCCATACTCGTCCCTGAACCACAGAATGGGTCCAGTACCAAATCGTTTTTATAAGTCAATATCTTTATGGCTTTCATCGGAATGTCCATAGAAAAAGTGGCTTTGGTCATTTGTTTGGTATCAGCAAAATAATCCCACTGACCATAAACTAATTCCATGAACTCTTTTTTATCTTCCTCTTGGTAGACAGTTTTTTTCTTTGTTGTTCCATCCTCTTGTTGTAGGTCGATAATATCGCCCTTCCATTGAGGTTCTCCTTTTACTTTCTTTATGTGGTTTTTCTTGTAAGCCAAAATCACACACTCCTTAGGATTATAGATGTACGGTGCAGATGGAGACATCCACGAACCCCAAGCCGTGGTTTTACTTCTGTGTGGTGAATTCTCATTAAGGTCAACAAGTCCATAGAATTTATATCCTATGTCCTGCATAATTTTCCAAAGTTCAGCAACCATAAAAATTCTTCCACCCTTATCTTGACGATTGATTTCATAAGGAATGTTGAGAGCAATTCTTCCATCATCTTTTAAAACTCTATAAGCCTCAGACAACCAAGAAACTGAAAATTCTTTGTATTCACTGAAAGGGACATCATCATTATGGGTATCATATTCAATTCCCACACCATAGGGTGGTGAGGTAACTATGAGGTCAATTGAACTTTCAGGGAAGGTTTTCATAACCTCAATACAATCCCCATTATATATTTTATTTGTTTCCATTAGAGTTTTCCCTCTTGTTTTAATTGTTCACGAATTTTGGTTGCAGATATTTCACCTACTTCTTGAGGTGGGATATGTTCAATTATATCATATCCAACCCCTCTACCAAAGTTAACTGATTCAATATCAGGTATAATCATAACCTTTACTGTCTCATCACTTAGAAGTGTCCAAAGTTCATTTTTTATATTTCTTTCAACCTCTTGTGCTGAGAAAGGATTTTTTTCATCAGGTTTGATGTCTCGAATACAAATCAAAACATTTTTTCCTTCGTTAAGTCTTTGGTCGATTAACCATCTATGACCCGCATGCCATGGTTGCCATCTACCTATGAACATTGAATATTGTTTTGACCCAGTGTTTTTTAACTTGGGGTCACCCTCTACGTGAATTTTTTGCATACTCTAACACTTTTTTTGTTGATTCTTCCACTGTCTCATTTGTGGTATTAATACTGAGATATCTTTCTGTTGGTTTTTCATATTCTTTAACGAAGAAATCTTCTCTACCTCTAATTTCTGTAGTGTGTATATATACCTCAACAAGGTTATCCCCCATCTTTTCCTTGAACCTATCTCTTTGGTCTTTATAAGGGGAAACCAAAGAAACTAACACATCTTTACCTTGATTATGAAGATACTGTGCTATTTGTTGCGCAAGTTCAATGTTCTTTCTTCGACCTGTCTCAGAATAATCTTTGTTTTCAAATAAATCTCTTAAGTCATCTCCATCGATGTGGAAAACTCTAAAGTCTCTGAGTCTTAAGATTTCTTCACAGATGGTTGTTTTACCTGACCCTGGTTGTCCTGTTAACCAAATAATCATTTTTGTAAGTTTGTGATTTTTCTGTTTAAATAAAAAGCGGCTTTTTTCAAATCCTCAAGTTCCTTTGTTGGGTCCTTCTTTCCTGCACGAGCAACATATTTCACCACATTGAAAAGATAAGCATCTTTATCTAATTCCCAAGCTTCACAAACTTTTATAACTTCATAAGGATTGTCTGCCCCACCATAATGTTGAGGTCCATTTACCATTTCTAAATTTGAAGACATATGTTATCCGTATTTTATTAAATAAATTATTATTATGACCCAACTTAATATCAGACCAGTTAAATATAAAACCATTCCCTTATCTACTTTTTTCATTGTTTCCAAGAATTTCTATCGTAACCTAAAAGTTCAAAAT